AACACTATCAACAAAATACCGATGAGTGCGTCCGTCTTTGGGACTTTGGTATGGTATCACCACAGATTCACTACCCCATTGCAATACTCGAGAATTGCGATCGCACCAACGAAAGAAATTTAATTCAAGTCCTGAGCGGTACACAATGGGTCTAGATCCTCTATACTTTTGATCGTTTTGAGGACTAAATAGACCCTTGTGACTTTGTGCATATCCGCTCACAACATTACTTCTTTACTGGATACATAGATGCATATGCTTCAGTCAAGCATACTTGATCACTCTTTCTGGACGAACTTAATATTTTGTCTTTCTTGACAGACTCTTCGACCTTTTCGTCTTCCTCATCCTCTTCGTCTTCGTGTTCTTCTTCTTCCTCTTCTGCGGTCTCACTGGCTTCATGTTCTTCGTGCTCTTCACTGGATTCATCGTCCGAGCCAGGCTCGCCCATGTCAATCTCAGGAAGTCCCATACCACCCACAGCGATACTAACTTCGCCGGAATCAAGCTTTACGCCCAATTCTTCCATTACCTTGCCCTTGAGACAATCCAATGCGCATTGAACTATACTTTGAATGTTTTCACCAAACGATCCCTCGTTTTGATCCAAAGCCTCTTCGATGCTCTCTGCAGCAAACTGATCAAATAAATCAACCAATATCTTGTTATACTGCTTTTGCAATTTCTTGACTTTGTTTGTTGTCGAACCCTTACTACCCTTCAATTCTTTTTCTTCTTTCATATTAAGTTGCTCCTAAGACTATTTATCAAATTATCCAATAAAGAAGCGAGGTGGTGCGGTTTCTCCCCATTCACCAGTTCTTAAACTTGCTTCTAATTCATCTTTCTCTTTCAATCCTTGTGACATTAAGTCATTGTAATTGATCGTACCACCACCGAACATCTGCATGCCTTGATACTTGCCTCTTACATTACCAACTGCACATTTTGTAAGCGCCAACGCATATTTTTGGACCCATTGTTCACTTATTAATTGAATTACAGGTTTCTCGAGCCACGCACCAACAACACCATAGAATGCACTATTGGTGTTGGGTGGTGGGATTAATCTCAATGTTTGGTTATATTGATCAAAATCGACATAGTATTTTTGTGCTAATACCTTTTCACGCAAGTCTAACCATTCCTTCAAACACTCCCAAGTCACAAGATCGAATCCGGCGTTACCTAACATATAACTAAAATATGTTTGCTGTGCCATAGATTGCTCTAATGTGAAGAGTGTATTGATACCAGTAGACTCACCAGGATCAAATGACAATAAACCAACTACTTTACGATATGCGCCCAGATCATAATCCCAGCTTGCTGACATACCATTGGTATAGGTTGCTCTCATACTAGGTGTAATGGAGAATAACTTGTCTATTCGTAATCCAGGTTCCTGATACATACTCGAACTAAAAATCAAAAACTCTTCTGTGAATCCTGCATACTTGGTATACCATTCCATTGCTATATCAATAAAACCGCATATCTGCGCATCATCACAAACTTCAATATTAACAAACGGATAACCTAACTGAGTCTTGATACGTTGTATCAACTGTGAATATGTTTTGATCTTGGAATTTAAATTGGTACTTGGAATCTTTTCTGTAACATCATTTAATCTACCATAACGAAGTAACGTGATGGGTAATGGCATTGCTGACATTGGCAATGATGTGCTAGTAAATGGATATACAGTATGATACTGATATAACGGAACACCATACATACTATTATTGACTTTAACAGCTATGAAGTTTCCTGTTGATTCCAATTCAGAAACTATTAACGGATTATCAAATATTATAGGATTCGGAACAGAAGGATCTTGTGAGATCTTATATAATGGCCACGCATAAGCTGAGTTGTTAATCATCATCGAAACACCAGCACCATATGATGTTGCTTCGCTAACCAATGAAACGTTCTCAACCACCATATCCGTCGACGGATTCGATAAATCAACAAAATCCAAATCAATAGGTTGGGTGCCCTGCCAGTCAAACGTAAATAAAGGAACTCCTATTTTACGTTTGTTTATCTCTGCGGACATCCATTGTCCGGTTGATGTGACACCGGTTACAATGGTGCTGTTATTAAAAATTACTGTTGATCCTGCCATATAAATCTCCTATTATGCCGAGGGTGCGGGTGCTGCTGGTGCTGCTCCGGCTGCTGGTGCAGCTCCTGCTGCTGGTGCAGCCCCTGCTTCAGGACCAGGGCCAAAGTCAGGAGGCATCTCGCCTCCTCCAGGTAACGCACTACCACCGCCAGCTCCAGGAGCAACTGCGCCAGGGGCGCCTCCCTGTCCAACAGCTTCAAGATCAGCCATTGCCGCCATTTGTTTTCTGAAATTAGGACCACTCGATACAATATTTTGTATCTCCCAAGACAACGCGGCATCTTTTCTCAACCATTCACGATTCTCTGCCATTTGATCCTCTGTCAATCCTAAATAGTATTTCTGCGCAAAGCTTTGAGATATCAACTCAGAACCGGTTAACTTTTGGAAGTTATTAGATTTCAAGTCAAAGATCTGTTGTTCTCTCATCGTTGCAAAATAAGATGGTGGATTGAAGTTAACATTAATATGATGTTCACGTAACTGAAACTTCTGCCACAAGCTCTTGCTTTCGGGATCGTTTTTATCCTTCTCTCTTAATTGCATATGGGTAATGAACGACTGCTTCAACCCCTGCGCAACTTGTCCCTGAATACGTATGATGAATCGTGCAAAGCGTAACTCTTCACGTGTAATTTCTGTTCCATCTTTAAATGGATCTGCGGGGTCTAAACGAGTAACTGGAACCTTTAATGACTTATAAAGCTTCTTAACAAAATACATTAAATCATCTAGTTGTCCTAAATTAGCACCACCAGCAAGCTGTTCGACCGTTGTGCCTTCAGATTGTCCTCTCTTGGTGAACCAATATGCATCTAACATAGATTGTGGGTCATATGTATTACCGACGCGTCCCTGTGAAGGATCGAAACTCTTGCGAGACCAATACTGTTGCATCAATTTCTTGATATACTCTTCGGCCTTAGGTACTGGCATGTTGCCCACATCTACCTTGAATACAAGACGTTCCGGCGCACGGACGAGACGATAAATAATAATGCTATCCTCTACCAAGGACAATTGCTTATACGCTCTTCTCGAGTTCTCAATATATGGCAAACGGATTGTTCTGTCTTCATTCCATAATCCCGAATGCATGTATGTAACTTGATTCTTATCAAGAATGATTAGCTCTTCTTGTGTCTGATTTGATATGGATCTTTTGGGATTTACGATTGGCTTGCGGAGCAAATAGCCCTGGATCATTTGGTTTTGAAGATTATCATATACTGTGTTTATTAATTCGGTGGGTATTCTCATTGCACCAACAATACCATAATCTGGACGATTTTCTGATATTACATTTTCAAAATACAGTTCACCCTCGATTAAGAATTGGCGCATCAATTCCCAACCCTTGTTCTCTAAATCGAAATTTTGAATATATTTATCCCATTCACCCTTAATAGCTTCTAATACTACCTTATCATGATCACCTTTGACGATAAGCTTTACAATTTCACCCTGTTCATCTTTAACTAACGCTTCATCGGCAATCTCTTCGATACAATCCGCCAATTCAGCATATCCAGCCATTTTACGATATTCCATGATACGACGAACCTTGTCAGTATCAACATCGGCATACATGATCTGATGATAACGCTTATCTATCATCATCATGCCAGCACCACCCTCATTTGATTGGAATATAGACTGCTGGTTAACTCTTTGGTCCTTTCTTGATGTCAGACCATTAAATAATTCGTATTTTGGATTGGCCTCGATGGCGTTTTGGAGAACTTTGTATGTGTATGGCATCCGGGCGATAAGTGTCGAAATAAAGGACTGTCCAGCTGAAGAAGTCCCTGCGTTGCCCATGCCCATTGCGTTTACTGTCATAAATTATATTCTCCTGTTAATATTTAATGAAATCATAAGTATTTATAACGGTAATCTTAATAGTTGTCTCTATTAAGAAGCAGTCGGAGTGATCTAACTGTTGTCCCGTTATCATTACTTATAAAGGAGTGCTTGAAATGAAAGATTTAAAATGCAGTATTTGTAATCAAATATTTACATCACAACGATGTTTCGGCAGTCATAATTGAATATTAGTGCCATTATATACTCCTTATATCTACACCACTAACACATGGGTATTGATACTCTACATAATTAACATACTCATAACTTCCCAGTTTAAAAGGATTTAGTGTTGGTCTGATGCAGTCTTGCGACAAAATGCCATATCCTGCCTGGTTTAACAGGATAATATCGTATGTTCCTGTTTGCTGTGGTGTAAATGTAAAACTCAAATGATTCTTGTCTATTGCTGTCCAATTCGACGATAGCAATTCGACTCCCATAAACGGAGGATAAGAAGCAGATGCTGCGAAACTACTCACAGAAAACACATCAACAACTACGGGTCCACCGGTCACAAAATCACCTGTTGTGGTGTAATTGAACATATTCCAATCATTAGAACTTAAATATACAGCATTGGTATAATCAAACATTTTGCCCATAATAGTGAACTCTTTATCAGGACGAATGGTCTCATTTCCAATATATGCATAGAACGGATCTATCGTCATACTTTGGGGCCTCGCGGATATTACAGCATAGTCAGTATTGTATATGCTTTCGAAGGTTTTCATCACACCATAAGATTCGACCGCACTAACAGATGAAAACGTATGATTTACAATGTAAATTGGTTTTCCATCTGGTGGTTGATTCTTGAACATCCAACTCTCAATAGTGAATGATGTGTCGGCGTTTGTCCAATATGGTGCCTCTTTGGCGATATCAATAGGATATTGAAAATTTACATTCTCACTCCATTTGACATGCGTTCGGATCTCAAAATCGGAAAAGGGGATAATATCAGGCCATCTCCAGCTAATCACAAAATATGGATCTGTGTAGGGTATAAAATTGGCCAGGATCTGATCTACATCAGTTTGATATCTTGATAATATTGATACATTGACTGTAATATCAATAGGGACGGGTTGTAATAAGTTGACCCAAGCTGCTGCGGATGGTGTCCGACTTAATGTATCTTTCCACCAAGATCCATCAATCTTATTGAAAACGCGATTGGGGGCACGTCTGATACTGCCCATTGAAATTGATATGCACGGCATTTTTGTATGCTGTGCTTTATTGACAATCTCATTTAATGTACGTGTTTTGGGAGCGTATATAAAATTGACATGTATTTGGTCTGCGGGTGAACGTTCATTGTTATATCTCTTAACGATGATATCATTCAATGCAGCAGCAAATTGTTGCAATATATCTTCTACTTCAAAATGGAATGTGTAATTTTTAATTTTGTACCTATCCTTGATAAATATTTATGCAAGGACGGGTACAAAGGTAACGCTTATTTCAATGAAGACGACGAACAAAGTATTTTGGAATCTTATTCATATTGCGTTTAATTAGATCTAAAGCAGTTGCATCCATAATAAAGGTATCTGAATGATCGTCTTTGTTGCGAGTTGTTCTACCGCACATTTGAACTAGATTCACCAAGGTTTTCATTTCATACCATTGTTGATTCTTTTCAGCAAGACGCTTAATACGTTCAGATCCTAAAGGTAGATATGGCGTCTTCATAATTATTGAAAATCGTCCAAAATCATCTTTAAGATCCGTACCATACCCTAAACTAGGACTAATCAACACAGTACCATCATCACGCATGTAATGTTCTGCCAATATGGCTTCATTGGTGACACCCGTCTCGCGAATTAAGAATCGTGATTGTCCCGCGACACGCCTAACCAAAGCATCTGTAATTTTGAATGTATGTGTGTGGATGATCCCCTTGCTCGTTTTAAAATGATCACATATTTTAATGGTCTTGGTAATCAAATCAGGAAGAAGCTTTTCCATATTCTTGTAATTCAATTTTGTTGTTGTATCACAATATATGGGCGACTTCTTAGGATCAAAGGCAGATTCAACTTCAACATACACATACTCTTCACGCTTAATGCCTAAAGTCTGTGCAAATGTTTCATGATCAATAATCGTGCCAGACATCAAAATAACCGTCTCACCCCACTTAAAGAACTCTTGTGCCAATACATTAACATACAATGGTGTAAATGTAGCCGATTCTTTTGTTATCTCTGTGATATATTCAGCCTTATACCAACTCTGTAAAACCGAAGAAGCCTTGTCGTACAAATTCTTATAGAAACGATGTTTTGCCATCTGTCCTATCAGGATACGCTTGTTCTTTTTATTCTTCTGAAATTCACGTTCACTCTCTGAAATCTTTTCTTTTAATGCAACTGCTAAGTCAGTCAACCAACGAAAGCCGTCGCCATTTATGTTGGAATATAACTTATCCATATTCAAATCGGATAATTTGAGTTTTGAATATTCGATACTACATGAATAGTGTTTCACCAATTCATCTTCAAGTTCAGATGCTTCATCACATATAAAGTATTGGCGTCTCTTCATAAAGTCAGGTAACGTTAAGAATGCGCTATAGTTGAATACTCCAAATTTAGATTTATATGCTTCTCTGCGTGCGTTAAGCATAGGACAGTTATTGGTAAATTTACATTCACCAAGTAACTTGGGAGTTAACATACAAGGCGCCAAATCACAATCAAAATCTTCGTCAACCTTACAAACGTAATTTTGTTTCCCCTTAACTATTGCGGCATCCGGAAACAATGATTGATATTGTTGTTGGAGTGATTTGGTAACTGTCATCACAGCAGCACCATATGGTGGATAAGACAAAACATCAGTTTCGTACATATATCCGCCTTCAGTATTATTCTGTTGGGCGATTTCATATGTATCGATTAGATTGACAATAAACGGATCTGGTCGATTGCTTGATGATGCGAGTGTTGCAGCTACATGACTCTTACCGGCACCAGTAGGCGCCTGCACAATTATGAACTTCTTACCACTAGCTACCGCGTCTTGGATGTCTGTTAATACTTTAACTTGTTCGGGACGGGGTTCACTGTTCGAAGGGAAGTGAGATAATATATTAAGCATTTTTGGTCGTTTCTATTTCGATGTTTTCATTCTTCAAGATACTATAATCAACACATTTACTTGCACACTTACTACATGGCATATAAATCTTTAATGTTGTGTTGAACCCGCCATGCATTCTACCATAACACACCTTACATGATTGTGGTGGGCGCTTATGGAGGGGGATTTGATATCTATCCATGTTCTTCATCTCATCGGATTCTATTGTATAGATCTCTCCGGTGATCAAAGAAAATATTAATTGTTTGTTCGGTACGTTTACTAAACTATCAAGATTGATTATACTCATGTAGATATAATACTATAAAATTATGTATTTTCAAGGTATTGTAGTATTTTATCGTTTGGATTGAATGTGATCGCATTTCCCTGAATGGGTGTCTTTCCACCATTAGTCAACGTATCCAATCTCGTCATTAAATCGAAATTTTCGTTTCCGCCCTTATTTGAATTGATAGATGAAACAATTTGAATGGCCGCTTGTTTTGCTTCTTTGCTGGGATCTTTTGTTATATTGGTCAATAAAGGAAGTAGTTGTTTTTCCAATTCAGATATGATAGAATGATAATTCTGTATAAGTTGTGCTCCGTTTGCATTCAATTTATATGATGCGTTCTCGCTTATTGCGTTTACTAATGCGTTGAATTTTTCACCATGCTTCATGATATATGCATCTCCAAAAAACTATTAAAATATTTACTTCTACAGTTAGGTTCTATCTTCTTTATTTCGTTTATAGTCTCAGGACTATTACATACCAACGAACTTAATTCATATGAAAATCTAATGGTATCTGTTTTTTTGATAACTTCAAATGGAATGGGTATTTCAAACCTCTCCACTTTGTCTTTATTATTCTTTATGGTAAATTCAATAAAAAAACCATTTTGCTTGAATAATAAAATTCTACCAGATCTCCATTGTTTTTTGTGAATTATGAAATCCACCTTTCGTTGAAGTATGCTCTTTAATGTTCCTTCCAAATCAGTATCGGTTATAGTAATCATAGATTGTCCTTATTCCGAAAATATTTAAGGCAATCTATGTTAAATCAACTAACTATTCATGAACTGAACTTTATCAGATGGCGACATTGCTTGGAGATATAGATTAAAGTAATCCCAAAACTTCTCCGGTGGCTTGGTTGGTATGATAGTTACAACGTCACAACTCTCAGCGGGTATCATACGGTAATCCTGCCAAAACAAATCCCACGCACATGCCAGATTACGAGTTCTCCAATTGTAGGCGGGGGCATGGGTGGGTGGCTTGAAATGTAATGCTAATTTACCAGGAGCTGAATTTAATATCTGGCGATCATTGGTAACAAGCATACGGCGGGTGTTATTCCACCCCGCCTTTACATTTCTACGGAAGAATCTTAACTCCAGTACATTACCTTCCAATAACGCTAATAATTGTCCCTGCGACACTCTCATGTTTATACTTATGCAGGTATTGGTGTGCAAGTACAAAAGATACGAGGTTCATTAAGGAATACATATTTCTTATTAACCTTGATCACGGGTAAACCTTTATCAGAAGGATACATAACACAATCACCCAACTTAACAACACCGGAACATTCAGGTCCCATCTTGATGACCTTAGCAACACGCCACATCTTTCCAGTAACATCCTGCTTGAGCCATATACCATTTCGATTGACTTCACCATTATCAGTTTCATCAATTATCTCACACATGAGAATGTCACCCAATACATTTTCAATGGCGTACTCAAGTGGAATACTAATTCCCTGCATGTCATTTAAATCTAACGTGGGCAATCCATTATTCTTGGGTAAACTACCACGGCCATCTGCCTCAACCATTGCTGCTAATTTGCTCATTGTTTATTCCTTATTGCTTCCAAACTTCACTCGCGGATCGATTTTACTACATAATGTACATCCGCCATTCACATATGTATGGGGGCCGTATTGTCCACCACCCAGTTTATTTTTCTTGCAAAACTTTTCTTTATTGAAATTAGATCCACGATTATTCGGTCGTTCTTCAAAACCATCAACAAGATCATCCATAATATCCCAATCATCTCTCATAGTAGTATCAATTATTTTGTAGTTGTTTCTTAAGTAACTTCACATCAACAGTTCCTGACTCTAAATACTGTCTCACTTCTTTTCGAGACATCTCAAGACTCTCAGCTAGATATGTAATCATTTCAATGTCTAATTTCGCTTTCACTTTCGCTTCTTTGTTTTTCTTTATGTATTTAATGTTCTTGAACTTTGAACGGGGTATTATCCCTGTAAATAATTTATACCACATTTGCTTTTCGTCAAGCCCCTTCCACAAAACATTAACAGAACCATTCATCATTTGTGCGAATTGGTCTGAATAGAAGCTTAACCATCTCTGCATCATATAAGGAACGAACTCTTTTTCCATCTCAACATCTTCAGCAAGCTTGTTCTGCTTATCACATACAATATCTCGAATTTGATCAAAGATGTTCATTTGCTCCCCGTTTCATGCCAACGCTTATCACATTCAAGACAATGAAAGTCCGTCCAATATCTATCATCAGACGGATCATAGTTTCCTGTGCTGGCGCCATGTTTCTTTTCAACTCTTGCGTGTGCGCATTTCTCTTGTATATTCCGAAGCCTCAGCTCAAGATCATATATTGATGCTTTAATTTTTCCAACACTCTTTTTCATTTATGTATCCTGCAAAATTCAGGATATCTACGCATCTCATATTTAATGAATTTGTCGTCTTCACCCCAACATGATACTATATTCCACCCAAACTTTCGCATGAGTGGATTACATATATATTGTAACAGTTTGACGTGATTATTCATTAAATCACTTTTGTTGTAGCAATAAATATACTATGTGCTGTCTGGTAGAAGACTTCAATACACTTCATCTGAAATGCTTCCACTTGTGCAGGATTCATATTGGTTGAATAAGCAAATGTGGGTGCCTTGTCGCCAGCGATAATATTGATACCCGTATGTCCGAGGATAGCGCTTTGTTTCTCTGCGACAATACTCACACTCGACTTACCACGTACATGAGCAACGCCTCTATTGACGAAATCTTCGCGAATAAAAATATCATCACCATCGACTTCGACTGGCTTATTAATGACACCAGCCAACACATCGCCAACAATCGAATTAAACAGACGTTGGAATGCAACACCACCCCAAAGATTCGTGGTGGGCAATTCAAAACAGAAGTGAATCATGTTTTCGGAATAAATAAAGTCCTTAGATATGACATCCTCAAGATCAATCATAAATTCAGTTTCGACAATAGCCGGTGCAACAAATGTTACAATGTTACCAATCGGATGGGTCTTATCACGAAAGAACTTATATGCAAATCTCGAATGGATAATAGATCCATTATAATAATCACAACCTGTCATCTCGTTCAATTTTTCTCTTGTAATAATCATTTTATTTCCTTTGCTTCCATTTTTTGTAATTCACCAACAATACTAGTCAGTGCTCTTATAGATAAGAGTCTAGCTTGATTTTCTATACTCTTTGCCAATTCGGCAACTACTTTCTTAATTTCAATGTTTTCTTTCTCAAGCTCTTCATTTTTTGCCTTTAGTATACTAAAATCAACCAAATTTAAAAAATGAAACGCAAACGAACCCAACAAATACGCTCCTATTAACCATGCAGCATCCATTAGGATTCATACCCCACGGGATCAATTACATTATTAGCTTCGAATGCAGCTTTACGTTCCTGACACGCAGGACACTTACCACATTGACGTGCTCCACCATTATAACAGCTGTAACTATATTTGTAAATATCAACTGGATAGCTCTTTAAGATACGAGCCATTGTAGTTGCTTTGTTCTCAAGGATGAGAGGTGTTGCGATCTTGATGTCTATTTTCTCTGGGCGTAGATACATTCCAAAGATATCACCATTTTTTTCTATAACATAATCGCTAGCGGTATCTTCACTACCCTTAACTGGTTGGGTAATTCCCGATTGAATTGCTTGTTGCATACAACCGAAAAATACTGGCCGACAATCGCGATAAGAGGCTTCGTCTTCTTTACAAGCACCATGAGTGATAACATCACAACCCTTTACTTGTGCGACGGCAGCGGCAAGCATCATGAAGATCGCATTGCGCATCGGAACCACCGTAGATCGCTGTTGAGCCATGTCATTAGTGACTGGTATGCTATGATCAACCAAACTACAACCGCCAATCTGTCCAATCGGAACGTCCAACACAATACGCTCAATTCTATTAGCGATACAGAAACGTTCCGCTGCGTCATTCTCCATTTTAAAATGACGTTGTCCATAATTGAACCCAAGACTTACGATATTCTCAGCACCATACTTGTCACGATATTCTAACATGATTGCCAGAGAATCTCCACCACCACTATGAGTAATTAACTTTTTCATACTTGTTTCCTTTCGTTTTAAAGTATATCGGAGAACCCACTTGGGTATGTCGGTTGACTTTAATAATATATTATCATATTCTTTCTTCTTTTCAACTATATATCATATGTCAATTCAGGAATAGGCTCAACATAAGGTTCCCAATTCACATCCATTCTTAATGCGGGTATTGCTATTTTTGCATAACCTGGATCGTGGTCCCTCATGTTACAATGTATGCATTGTTCTAGAGACTCTAGTAAAAACGCCGCTTGCATTCGATCTTCCTCGTCGACCTTTGGTAATTTAATCCTTTTTGTATAATCGCGAGATTCATCATAATTATTAAAATTCCGTATTGTCATCAAGCTAGGATCGTAATCCTCACGACCCATAAGGCATTCTCTGCGAATTGGGTGTGAATGTTGGCCTTCATAATCTAATACAGGCTTCCATTTTTCTACCAATTCTTTACTTGGTTTTACACAGAACAAAACCAAGGTACACCAATCTGGATGAAGATATTCTTCTAAGATAATATTATTCATAGGTAAAGTATCTAACATTTATAGGAGAATTTCAACATAAAATCATAAATATTAGAAACGGAGTATACCCATGAATTACGAACAACTATTTAAAAAGACCCTATTGAATGAAGAAGACGCTTCTGTTAACATGTCCCCTGAAAGTGGAAATGTTCCAGTCGCCCCAGAAGCTCCGGCATCTGATGAAGCTGCATGGACCCAAAATAATCCCGACATTGTCGATAACCAAGAGCTTGGTGCTAAGTTTGATACTGAAGGATTGGACAAGGCAGAAATTGAGAAGTATTCCGAAATCATAGCTAAGTGGGGTCGGGGTATCCAGTCGGCTATCGAACAGCTTGCTCAAATTGTTAAATTTGCGGCTGGTGAGAAATTAGCAGAAGCTCCAGGTTCTGAACAATTCAATGCTCTTATTAAGGACGCCCCACGTCTGAAGAGTGATCTTAGTGCATTTAGATCTCAAGTTGAAGATTTAGAGCAGACCGTTAAGTTGGCCATCAACGACGCATCGAAAGAACGCAAGAACAAAATTAACTCATTGAGAGATTAATTTGTCTTGAATAAACCTTAAAAAAGTCTATACTATCACTATGGACTTTCCAGTAAACTATATTATTGATGTAATCTACAGAAATTGCAAAAATATTAAACATCCCAAATCAGATGTTTATAATTTTTCTTGTCCTGTATGTAATGAGGGCAAATCAAAAACCAAACGACGCGGTTTCTATTTCGTTCGTGAGAATTACTTCTATTGCCAAAATTGTCAACGATCATGGTCTATTGCCGATTGGATAATGCATGTTGAACATTTAACATTCAAACAATTACTAAAAGAATCTAACGAGTACGACAATACATTCAATGAGATTATAGATCGGCAATCAATATCAACTACACCACCACCAAAAAGCAAAACATACT